AAGGAGTTATAAAGTCCCCTCTAAACTTATCGAGGTGTCGCCGTTCAAAAGCAGAAGACTCACACACTTAGGGGGGGACAGAGATGTTAAGGTTAAGCTAGGTTAGATACGACTATATACAAGGAGACACACGCGGGGGTATATATACGTACTTAACTCATTACATTATTCTACTTTGGACCCCCTGTCCCCCCACTTAGTTTTTTTCTCTCTGAATTTGGGTCATGTTAAGCCGAAAAATTACACTTTTTAAAGTCACTAGGGGACAAAATTGGTTAGCTTCGCACATATACGCAATGGTACTTCGCAGTAAAACCGGCGCTAACATAGATTATAAATCCGCTGGCGCGTAACTAAACTAAAGCGCTGTCGCGTAGCTAGGCGCTGGCGCGTAGCTACCAAAACCCACCCCGTTAGGGGTAAAACGATCTAAAACAAAAAGAGCGCCCTATGTTAGCGGCGCTTCGGAGGGTGCAACGGCACAAAACTAAATTATGGTACGTGTTTCTCCAGTCTAATTGCCATGCGTTCTAGTTCTCTACTGGCGAATACCCAAAAATGTCCTGCGGTTCTGGTCTGCCATGCCGCACTTAGTTCTAAACTCGCTTCCATGCACTTCTCACTTTGTTTACGCAGAGCCTTAATAAAAGCCTCTGGACTGTCCGCGTCTTCGATAGATTTGTCTACCATTGCATTCTCCTAAGAATAAATACGCGCCATTATTACGCGATCCATATCAAACTTATCCGGCCATTTAAGCAGGATACCGCTAAAATAAGAATCGGCTTCATAGCCGTCCCATCCTTCCATCTCATTACCTTTGGGACATGCCATAAAATCATTAATATAATACACCCATCCTTTATATCTTACAAAGTCTGCGCTCTGTTGTTTTTCTTGGTCCATCCAATCAAATTCCTTTTTCTCTTTATCTGTCAAATCTTCCCAATTGATTAACAGTCTTACGTGATAGTTACATTTAATAGTTGCCATAGCACTCTCCAGTTAAATTAATCCCGATCATCCCACGCGCCATAGCCGCATTCCAGTAGTGTAGCGTTTTGTTCTTCGCGGCTTGCTACATCTGTCCTTTTTTTCTTGTACCGGCGAATAGGTTTAATCGGTTTGGGATTTGCCGCCGATTGAATAGCGCGGCGTGTTCTTTCTTTTGTACATCTTGGACAATTGCAGTTTATTTCATAACTATGTGACATTGCGTTTCTCCTGTAGCCCACACAGCATAGCACATCGGGATCAGTATTGCAACAGCATGACTCGGATTAACTTAGGCGATTCTAAATCTAATATGCTGCTGACGAGTAACTAACGTTGACGCTGGCGCGTAGCTAGGCGCTGGCGCGTAGCTAAAACAAACACTCGGCGCTGACGAGTAACTGTAGACCTATAATATTATAGGTCTAATCCCATAATAAAACTTAAATAGCGAATAAAATAAAAATAGGGGACCGGCCTTGTTGGCCCGGTCCCCCTAGTATATCACCAACAGCGTGCGCGGTCTTCATTGTCTTGAGCGTCCCGGTGTGCGCGGTTTAATTCCTTTTCCTGTTGGTCGATAAATTTAATTACCTCTTCCAACTCTTCTGGATTATCCACAAATCCAATTCCGCCTAATGCGGTTTTAATTGCTTTCTTTGCTTGTTCTGCATTCATTTTGTTTTATTCTCCAATTAGGTATAAGAAAAAGGGGGGCTGTTGCCAGCCCCCCGGTTTAGTTACGCTGCCAGTGCCACCGCAGCATCCCACATGCGCTGTTTCACGTCGGCACCTTTGCCCCACTGTGAGGAGATAAACTTAGCCTCTTCAGTGCGACCGGTTCCCGCATGGTCGATATCGTAAGTCACGGCATTAATCGCGCCCCACAATGTTCCGCGTGCGCTTGCCAGATCAGAACCGGGCGCATTCTTCAGTGCTGCGCCAAGCCGCTGTAACACTTGAACAGTCCGGCTTTCCCTTTCCTTATTTTTCTTTTCATTTTCCTTTGCGAAGTGTTCAGCGATTTTTTCATCTGAATCTAAACCGTAGTAAGCGTTTAGCAACATCTTGATTACCTGTTCTTCGCTGACCTTTTGCTTCGCCATTCGCTTTGCATTTTCGCTAAACTGATTCCATGCATCGCTTACCAGTTCAAGCCTAATGCAAATCTTATCCCAGTCTACAACAGTAGAGTGCCGGTTCTTGACACTTAGCACATTGCTATGCCGTGCCGATTGCAGCGTGTTATTGCAGACCGGTCGCAATTCACCGGTGAATCCTTCGGTACTCATGCTTCCATCGCAGGACGTTGCGACCGTAACAAATTGGTGCATTTTGTCCTTACCCGGCAATTCCAACACGCAACCGGTGTTAGCCGTACACCAGTATCGACCGCCGTTAAACAACACGCCAGCAGTTTCAATCTGGTAACCGTACTTACTGCAAAGTTGCTTAAAGAATTGGAAAATCGTTGTAGGCTGAACCGGCTTATACCGTTCGGTCACGGTATTCATAACTGCGCCGGTATCGCTGCGATACAGCACAAAGCGGTTTTCTGCGGTAGTCGAAACCTTGAGTGGCTTACCATCAAGCCCCACAATCTCCCGCTGAAACTCTACCGGCGCAATGTTGACATTGAAGGCTGCGCCCGCTTTCTCCTGTATCTGTTCCGGCGTATCAGTCGGCAGGATCGCATTACCAAGCTTGTGCCACATGGACTCTGCGCCACCGATTGCCGCAACTGCTGCGAAACCCTTCGAAAAATCAAGTTCGTGTGCCATTTGAAAGTCTCCGATAGTTTAGACAATGCTTCACCCTTGACCCTCCTTAGATATTGAGTGGGCTTACCGGTGAAGCGGGAGTAGGGCTAGCCTTTCGCTTTTGCCCTACGGTTTCGAGTTTACTCCTTATTCAATCTAAATGCAACACCCGGCACAATGTCCGGTAATCGTCCAGGCATCACGCAACATTGTATACAAGTGCAGTAGTTCAGGATGCGGTGTTGTGCATATGTATACAAACCGGTATTGTGACATTGTATACTAGACCCCTGACGCGGACCACGGACGACCCTATTTTTTTAGGGTCCCATAGGGACCCTCTATAACTCGCACAATTGGTTTAAGTCGTACCAAAAAATAATAATTTAAAAATCTAATAATTGCGTTTATCTTATCTTTCCCGGTATGTCTAAGAGTCCTAAAAAATAATTTTCGCTTCTCAGTAAAACAAACCCGGTAATCCCTATTAACTATTCTTCCCGATTCTTTCACACAGCCGAAAAAATTTTGCTTGACTTCCCTCCCGGCCTATGCTATACGCGGGGATTCCCGCCGCCACAGGAGAAACGAAATGAGCTTTATTAAACCAACTGTTGGAAGAGTAGTGTGGTATATACCAAAGAACGTAGATAATTTAGAACAGCATAATAATGATCCATTAAAGGCAGATATAATCGCAGTTCACAGTCCAGAAGAAGTAAGTCTTTTCGTAATAAGTGCTTCTGGTCAAACAAGGTATATTTCTAAAGCGCCTCTTTGGCAGTTAGAGTCTGGTAAACCTAAACCAGAGAAAGGTGGTTATGCTATGTGGATGCCGTATCAGTTAGGACAGGCGGCAAAGACAGAAGAGGTATTAGGTAGAGTAAGAAGTTCAATAGGACCGGAAGAGTTAATAAAAGGACATGCACCTAAAGAAGCGGTAACTGATCCTCCTTTAGCTGGACAAGACACACAGCCACCGCCAGCACTTGGGAATTAAAAGATGCGTTTTAGATTTGCAATGGATGATGAACGGGAAAAGAGGCTTAAAATCTGTAAGACTTGTCCGTTTTACAGAAGGGCTTTTCCTGCGGTTCTTTCGTTATGTTCGGTATGCCTATGCGTGGTGGAAGGCAAGACTTGGCTAAAAGATCAGGTATGTCCTAAAGGGAAATGGTAAGGAATTATTATGAGTAGATCATCTTCAAGAAGGAAAGCGAAGCGGGCAATGTATAAAAGGTTAAAGAAAGAAAATAGGTTAATTAAACCTGTAACGAAAAATACTAGGCTCTTACCAAACACTATACCGCAATTTAATCTTTATGCACCTAAAATCAAAAGAGCTTTGTCAAGAGTCATAGAGTTTGAAGTTCGCAAGCCGGGAGAGTTTAGCAAGTGGCTGGAAGATTTACACATAGAGCATTACAGAGCAAGGTTTCAGGAGAAATTAGATGAGCAAAAAGAGAGAGATAAAGATAGTCAAAAACAAACCGTTACCGAAGCCGAAACTGGTAGATTTGACTAGTCTACCAGATAAAACGCATGAGGAGATTACTAGGCATTTACAACATGCTAAGAATGAACTTTTGTCACAGGGTCATGCAGCGGGTTATGCTTTGGTCGTCTGGAACATGGACGGTACAATAGGTACGTCTTTTTGGGCTGCTAGGGGATCAATAGGGAGAAGTCTAACACCGGCAGTTGTACATGATGCCTTATTAAAGCGTATCACTGTTCTTGAAGCCTTAGAAGAAACAGAGGATGCGGGTGAGTTATGAACGCTTTAGTCAAAGAAAAGGAAACTCCGTTACAGTTATTAGATAAAATACAGTACAAGGCACCGTTTAAGCATTTTGACCCCCGGTCTTATGATGCCTTTTATTCTAAGCATACTCACCCTTTACAGTATCTTGAAGCAATAGGGATGGAGATAATAACAGACCTATTATTAAATCAGTTCTCTCCTAAACAAATAGCGACAGCGTTACAGATATCTCAGCATATTTTAATGCGATGGATAGACAATGACGCAGAGAGGAAAGCAGAATGGGAGTGGGCGTTAAACCATGAAGCGGATAACTTAATGTTTGAAGCAAGGGATAAGTTAGAAGAAGTATTTGTACCATCAGATAAACAGTTAGATAAAGCAGAGAAAATAGCTAACCATAAACGGATAATGGCAAAGGGTTTTGGACAGAAGAGATGGGGTCAGAAGGTGGACGTGTCGGGGATAGCAGCGGGGGCAACGGTTACGTATAATTTCAATGTAGGACTGTTGCCAGAACAGAAAGAGAAATTGGTTAGAGAAAAAGCAAGTGTAATAGAACATAAAGGTGATCCCAATCCACCGGTATCATTTGACTTTACGAACTATTTGGGATCGGGGTTAAACGCGATTGACTTAACCATACCGAAAGAGGATATGAATTATGAAGAAGCAAAAGCCCAAGAAACCCCCCTTTTCGAGCCAGAACAAGAACCGCAAGGATAATCCTAAAGACACTCCTGCGCAGGAGAGAGCAGAGCGAAAGAGAGGAATTAAGACGTGAAAAAGAAATCTAAAGGTAAGACAGTAAAAGAGAAGTTTGAGAAGAGTAAAAGTAGAAAGCGTGGTTTTACGCCTAATCCCGGTGGACCCCCAACGGGGCGTATGTAATGAGTGCAGCTCATCCGCGTAATATAGAGCTAAAACCAACGGGCAGGACAGGCTTATTGACGTATGATGCAGAGCCTACTGCCCGTTTATTTCATAATGATGATACGCTTTACCGGTTCTTAATGGGTCCAGTAGGATGTGGCAAGTCTGCTGGATGCGTTATGGAGCTTTTAATGCGTGGCTTTGAGCAAGCACCGTTCCAAGGGGTAAGGAAATCACGTTGGGCTATCATACGTAACACTTATCCAGAGTTAAAATCGACAACTATTAAGACTTTCCAAGAATGGGTACCGAATAATATATGTCCAGTAGTCTTTGATGTACCGATTAGAGCGAATTTTAGACAAAGATTAAATGATGGGACCATAGCAGACATAGAGTTTATCTTTTTAGCACTGGAAACTGAGGATGATATTAAGAAATTATTGTCTTTGGAGCTTACTGGAGCATGGATAAACGAGGTAAGAGAGGTTCCAAAGGCAATAATTGACTTTCTACGTGGTCGTATACCCCGATATCCAGCTATAAAAGAGGGTGGAGCTACTTGGTCTGGTATTATAGCAGACACAAATAGGCCAAAAGTGGGTCATTGGCTGTATATGTTGTTTGAAGGAGAGGAAAAACTAGACGATTTTAAGCTATTTGAGTACCCTGCGGCGGTGTTTTGGGACAATAAAACTAGTACGTGGGTACCGAATCCAGATGCTGAAAACCTTAAAAATCTGCCTCCAAACTACTATAAAAACCAGATTCAGGGTAATTCTGAGTCTTATATTAGGGTAATGCTGGCAAATGAGTATGGTGTACAGTTATTTGGCAAACCTATATATCCACAGTTTAGCCAAAATCGGCATGTAGCGAAGGAGATATTAAGAGGAGAAAGAGGATTACCGCTTATACTAGGGTGGGATTTTGGTCTTAATCCAGCATGTATAATTAATCAGTTATCTAGAAGAGGGGGACTAAGAATAATAGATGAACTAGCTCCAGCAGATGAGGATTTAGAGTCTTTCTGCATGGAGTATGTAATGCCTTTATTAAATCAAAAATATTCTGGCTATACCTATGTTTGCGTAGGTGATCCGGCGGCGCGGGGTAGGTCTGGTTTAGATAAGAGAACTGCGTTTGACGTTCTCGCAGACTTTCATCTTAAGTTACAACTAGCGCCGACAAATAATTTTGCTCCTCGCAAAGAGGCAGTTGACTTCTTTTTAAACCGTAATGATGGTTTTTTAATATCCCCGCACTGTCAGTATATGATTGAGGGATGTGCGGGCGGGTATGTCTATGAAAAGATGAGTAACACAATGGCAGGTGCGACTAGATATAAAGAGAAGGCAGAGAAGAATAGATATAGTCATGGACAAGATGCGGAACAGTATGTAGCGTTGTTTGTAAGAAAGGGTAGTGGCGTTCAACGAGCAGGTAGAATGTTGAATGGCATGGGCAATGATGAGGCACCAAAGAAAAAATTCTTATGGGCATAAAATTAGCTTGGGAAAGAGTGACTTGTCCTTACTGTATGAAGCGATTGACTTTTCGTGGAATAGACATGAAACATGCGAGAAGTAAAATAGCTAAACATCTAGAGAAATGTAAGGAGGAACATGCAGATTCGGCAGATGGAAGAGAAAGACTTGGATCAGATAGTAGTTCTGGAAAAGCTACATCAAGCTAGTCCTTGGCCGTGGATTAGTTTTGTTTATGCAATACGTGCTGGACAAGAGTGTGTAGTAGTAGAGAGAGAAAATGAAATTATTGGTTATGCTGTATGGGATAAAGGGCATGGAAGAACTATATGTGCGGTAAGTGCAAAAGCAGCATTATTATTATATCAAGCTTGGTATAGTTTTGTAAAAAATAAAGGAATATTGGAAATGAATGCCGAAACACCAGAGAATGCTATAGCGCCTATCGCAATGTTAGAACGCTTTGGCTTTAATAGGATTGGTACACGTCCATCCTTCTATGGTGCCGGTATTAATGCGATTGTTTGGAGTCGTCCAACTGGGGATCGACTGCTACCGGATCAGGCTTAACCGGGATAGATCGCAGGGGTTCGGAGACAACTAGTTTGTAACTCTCTGAACCGATTTGATAAATTCTGCTTGACAACCCCTTTCTGTTGTGTTACAAGCGTCCCCCGGCGCGGGCGTCCCTGTGCCGTTTCCCCCACTTTTAATATAAAGGAACTAATGTCATGGAACATGTAGAAGCTTTACGTATGCGTTTACCGAAACTCGAAGATGTATCGGATTTACCGCAAGACCCGGCGTATCCGGTAGGGTATGCGAGCGCACCGAATGGACCGGGAGGTTTAGTACAGTCATTGGGTGTTGCTAGTGTTATTGCATTTGCAGGGTCTTATAACTGGGATACCAAGGACCAGCAGAAGATTGCTCTTAATTGGGCTAAGGATACTGTTAATCATTGTGCATGGGCTGCGACAATGCGTGATTATCAGAAAGAACTTACTGATGAACAGAAGCGCAGTATCCAGTTATCTTGCGTTTCGGCAGGTGTGTTCTTTGGTGGTCGTCGTTTGCTTCCGGTTGTGTGGGGCTATGTAGCGGGTCGTGCGCAGGCATTACCGGGATTAGCTTTTGCAGCTAATTTCAATGAAGGGGATAGTAGTTTCCTTGGACAGACTAGTTCGGAAAAGGGTCCAGCGGATGCTAAGGAATTAGCATTTGAGTCTTTAATCAGTGATGTACGGCAGGGTATTTATACTCCTACTGCTACTCCTACAGAGAGTGGTCCGGTAAAGAAAGCTGTTAAATAATGCCCGATAGAGACATAGCTGACTTGCAAGCTAGGACCAAAATCTTAGAAGAGAGTCTTGGCCGTGTCGAACAGCGCATTGAAACTAAGCAAGATAGTTTAGCGAAGGATTTTGCAGACTTAAAGATAATAGTCGTTACAGCAATTGCAACAGCCAAAGTTAAGTGGCAAGTTTTATTTAAGGTTGCGGCTCTTGTGGGTGTTGTAGCGGCTATTATTGCTGCGATAGTTAAGTTTGTAATGATGAAGTAGGAGAGCATTATGTCACTAGGTACGATTCTTTTAATTCTTTTAATATTGATACTTATTGGCGCGTTACCTACTTGGCCGCATAGTGCAAACTGGGGGTATTTTCCTAGTGGTGGTTTAGGTTTACTTGTTGTAATTCTTATTATATTACTTATATTGGGTAAAATTTAGGAGAGTGTTGTGGCTAAGGCGCATCCGGGTTTTAAAGCGGTAGAAGCAAAGATAGCGAAGCAATCGGGGGTAAAAAATCCCGGTGCAATTTTAGCGGCAAAGACAAGGGGAGCAAGTGCGGCAGCTAAAGCGAAAAATCCACGTCTCAAGAGGGTAAAATAATGTCTGCTGACTTTGCTTATATTTCACCACAGACTGCGGCTAAAACGTCTCCTGTATTTGATGCAAGGGGATGTGATGGGTTTCATGTAAGTGCAGATAATTTAGCAACCGCAGAAGTAGTAAATATTTCAGTTGTAGCGGGGTCAACAAATAAAGTGCTTACAGATGCTGCGGGTGTTGCTATTAAACTGACTGCCACTGTTCCATCTTTATATCTTCAAGGTGGTACATTTTACGTATTTGATAAGACAGTTACTGCTGGTCTTTGCGGTGTGTATGTGAATGTTAAGCAAAGATAATGTCTCTCAATCTTATTTTAGAGGGGTTTGTAGCTCCCAATGGGCAGGGTAATTTTAATTTTAGAGGTTTAAATGATGGTGCGTCTGTTAATTTTATTCTTAATATGTTGTCACACCTATCCACTGGTGGGACAACTATAACAGGAACAGTTAAAGGAACTACAGGTGGAGGGGGTGGTAGCGGGGGTAGTGGTACTGATTTTGTAGAGAATATAATACAGACAGCACATGGATTACTGGTAGGTAATGTTGTTAGATTAAGTGGTGCTGGTACTTACACAAAAGCACAAGCTAATAATGCAGTAAACGCTGAAGTAGTAGGAATAGTAGTAGCCGTAATAGATGCTAATACGTTTACTATTTGTTATGGTGGTTACATTGATCCTACTTTACTTGTCTTTACAGGCTTAACGCCTAATTCTGTTTACTTTTTAAGCCCAATAACACCGGGAGCGCTTACACTTACAGAACCCATAACACCGGGACAAGTATCCAAACCGCTTATATGGGCTGATTATCCGAACAGCGGTTACTTTTTTAACATGCGTGGCTTGACTGTATCAGCCGCGCCAGTTCCGAGAAAATATCCTTTTACCTTTAGTGATTCAACACAGTCTTCAAAGTATGATGCTACAACTAAACTTGCGTTAGGGTCTAAATATTTTGATCCGAATGATGCTAGTTGGGGATTAGGTTCAGCGTCTATAGTTAAGCTTTGCATGTTATTAGAGACAACAAACGGGGCAAACTTAGTAGGTGGAGATTTATTACGTGAAACCGGGGCAGGATCACCAGTGATTATAGCTAGTACGCCTACAACTGCTGGATTAAATGCTACTCTAGTAACTGTAGATGTATCTACAGCATTTAGACCGGGGGCAGTTGCAGGTATATTTACTACACGTTGTTGGATTACTACGGCTGGTGACCAAGTAACTAACCGTGGATCGTGGTTGGAGATACAGCCGTAATGGTTACCCGTAAGATTATTGTACCGGATAAAAAGCTAATTATTCCGCCTAGTCCATCTCTATTAGCGGCTCCAATTTTTAGTAAAACGTGGCAGTTTAATGTTAATAACCCTATTGTTGCTCAAGGAACTGTTTTAGCATCTATAAGAGCGCAGTTACGAGCAGTTAAAAATGCAATGCTTGGTTTTGCGCTAAGTCCTTGGGTGGTTGTTGGAAGTTCTAATAGTGTTGCTGCTGCTTTAGATGGAGTAGATCGTTGGGTAACAGATGCTAATTTAGTATGGAATCAACCGGGTGGTGCTCATTCATGGATAGTTTTAAGAAATCCAAGTATACCTAATTATCATGTTCTTCTATCATGTAATCCATTAAGTGGTGGTTCGCCTAATAGTTTTAGAGTTGGTTCTTGTGCTGCTGGATATACAGGCGGAACTACTCTTAATGATCCAACTGGAACTGATAGTGGTTATACTCTCTTAAATGGTGGTTCAGGTGGTAGTGCATGGATAAATGTAGCTGTTGATTTTGCATCGCGTTGGTCTGTTATGCAATCTACAGATGGTCAGTGTACTAGAGTTGTTATGTTTGCAGTTGGTAACATGCAATATTTTTGGGCTTTTGATAAATTAAACTTTTTAACACTTGGTACGCCGGGAGCAGCGAATACAGGAGTTACGTTAGCTCATACTACTGGAATTGCGAATTTTGCGGGAATTACAGCGCAAAATGGCGTAAGTTGTACAATTGCTCAGTCATATGAATCTCAATCTAATCTTACAATACAAAGTGAAATAAGTGGAACATGGGATATATTTCCTGTAGCAGCAGTAGGAAGTACAGTAGGTGGTAGAGGTAGAATTGGTGTATTTCAAGATATGTGGATAGGATCGACAGCTATAGCACCGGGGGACGGATATCCAGCAGCAGGACCAGCACATTTTATACAAGTTAGCGCACAGGGTTTGATAATTCCTTGGAATGATGGACCTATAAATACATCGTGACTCTTAGAGATTGCTATTTACAAGATGCAGGTTCTAATGCTACTATGTCGCAAATGTCTAGTAGCGAAGCTAATTTTTGTAGAGAAAACTGTTATTTAATTCCTATCTCTACAGTCACTACTGCGCCAGTCTATAAATATAAAAATCGTGGTTGGTATGTAGCAGGAGGAGTAGAAGAGTCTTGGGTTACAGTAGGTGCGCCTAGTACAGTGCCACCTAGTGGACATACTCTAATAGGCATTGATTATGTGGTGTTACAACCATAATGGGTAGTAGTTCTGCGCTCCCTGCTGTTGGTGTAGGTGCGACCGGAGCAACGGGCGCAACGGGAGCTACCGGCGCAGGACCAACGGGTCCAACAGGAGCTACAGGCATAGGCTTACCGGGTCCAACAGGAGCTACAGGCGCAACGGGAATAGGTGCTACCGGGCCTACAGGCGCTACCGGAATAGGCGTACAAGGTCCAACAGGAGCTACAGGAGCTACAGGAATAGGTTTACAGGGGGCAACAGGTGCTACAGGTACAACTGGTTCTATTGGGCCTACTGGGCCTACCGGGGCTACTGGTGCTGGACCTACTGGTGCTACAGGTACTACTGGTCCTACAGGTGCCACCGGTGCTACTGGCGCTACTGGTGTTGCGAGTCTCGCTGCTGTAGGTAATGCGCCAAATGCGAATGCTGCAACACTTGTTAGTGGTGTATTTACTTTACAACCGGCAAATAATCTTCTTCCCGGTGTTTTAACTGCTGTAGCTCAAGCTATTGGAGGTGATAAAACTTTTTATGGTAATGTAACTATTGGTGTACCAAGTACCTTAAGTTTTGGTGCAGCAACCCGCCAGATGGTGAATTTGTATGCGACTTCTTATGGTATAGGTGTTCAAGGTGGTGTGTATTATAGTCGTAGTGGAGCGAATTTTGCATGGTATAGTGGTGGTGTGCATAGCGATAGTGCATATGATCCGGGGGCTGGTGGTACACTTGTAATGAGGGTGGATACAGCGGGAAATCTCATTATTCCCGGTAATTTGACGGCAGCGAATTTTTCAGGTACAGGTGGTGGAATTAGTAGTGTTGCTAATATTGGTGCTACTCCAAACGCTGGTGGTGCATCAATAGCAGGAACAGTTCTTACTTTACAACCAGCAAGTGCAACTTTTGGTGGTGTAATTATTTCCGGTAATCAAGTATTGCCTTCTGGACGGAAAACGTTTACTGATGTTTTACTTTCTAATTTACTTTATCAATTCTATGATAATGGTATAACTACAACAACAAGTAATATTGCTTGGGGTAATGGTAGTATTCAAGCTGTTGCTCCAAATAATAGTGCTGCGCTTACTTTTACGTTTAGTCCTCCGCTTTATCCTGCTATACTTACTCTTAATGTTTATGCAGGTGTTGCGGGTCTTCCAACGTTTCCGGCAAGTGTTCATGGACAACCGGGAGTTACTTTAATTGCAGGAAAGAATTCGATATTTAGATTTTTTTGGGATGGCAATGCTATTTTTTATTATATAGGCGGATGTAATAACCAATGAGCTTATCAACTGCTGGTATGAGTTACATGCCATCCTCTCCGTCATCGGGAGGCGTGTCACCATTGGCAACACCGGTAGCGCCGGTAATGCAAGAGGAGATACAAGATGATTTAGCTCGTTATGTAAGAAGTGCTTTCATTGAAGCAGAAATGTATCGCCGGGTATCGGGGGTAGAAGAACGGCTTTTACGGGCATTAAGAGCAAGACGGTATGTATATGATCCAGAAGACGCAGGACTTGTTGGTGCGATTGATGTATATATTGGTCTTACTGCTCTTAAGTGTCGCGCTGCTGAAAGTTGGATTAATGACATTTTACTTAGTGCGATAGATAAACCTTGGACGTTATCTCCTACTCCAATTCCAGAACTTCCGCCGTGGATGAAAGAGCAAGTTGTAGACGCTCTGGAATTAGAGTTACAGCAATCAGGTGTACCAGAAGATTTACGTGCTAGAGCGAAACAGCTTAAAGACGCAGCTTTAAAATATGCTAGAGAAAAAGCTAAGTCTGCTTGTGATGGAATGGAATTAAAAATAGAAGATCAGTTATTAGAAGGTGATTGGCGTCCAGCGTTTGCAGAGTTTATACAAGATTTTTGTACGTTTCCAGCGGCTTTTATGCGAGCGCCGGTTATAGAGAATAAAAGAAGACTAGAATGGAATGGTAAGAAAGTTGTTGAAAAAGTTGATACAATTTATGTATCTCGGAGAATAAGCCCATTTGATGCATATCCATCTATGGAGAGTACTACTCCACAGAATGGACGGTTCTTTATAGAACGTCGTAAGATACAGATGGATGAATTACATTTGTGTCTTGGACTACAAGGATTTAATGATGAGACTATTAGAACGGTATTAGAAAAATATGCTAATACTGGTTTTGAAGAACAACTAAGGCCGGATTATCAAAGAAAGTTTCTTCAAGACACATTTACGCCTACTTTAGATCGAAAGACTTTAGATTTAATCATTTATAATGGTAAAATACCGGGCAAGTATCTTATAGAACGTAATATATTAGTAAAAGACCCGGAGGCACAATATGAATGTGAGATTTGGACGATCAATAACTACACTGTTAAAGCGGTTATTAATCCGTATCCATTACAAGCACGTCCTATATTCTCATCGTCGTTTGTTAAAGTACCGGGCGCGTTATGGGGCGAAGGTTTAGCAGACATATTACGAGATACGCAGAGAGTAGTTAACTCTGCTGCGCGGTCTATTGTACGTAATATGAGTTATTCGTCTGGTCCAGTAGGTGAAGTTGATGTAGATCGTTTAACTGCTGGAGAAATACCAGATGAAGTATTCCCATATAAACTATATCATGTGGAAACAGACCCAACAGGTAAGGGTAATCCTGCTTATCGTTGGTTTGTTATACCCACAGTAGTACCGGAATTATTACAAGTATGGGATAAATTTAGTCAAATAGCGGATGATTTAAGTGGTGTTCCGCCGTATATAATGGGTAATATGCAAGCACAGGGTGCTGGTCGTACAATGGGCGGTCTTAGCATGTTAATGGCTAATGCTGCTAAGGGTATTAAGAATAGTATTTTAAATTTGGATCGTGATGTTATAGAAGATGTAATAACGTTCTATTATAACATGAATATGCGATTTGATGATGATCCAGATATTAAAGCAGATGTTCAAGTTATTGCGCGTGGCGCTACTGGACTTCTGCAACGCGAGTTGGCACAAGCTAAAACTCTTGAGCTATTACAAGCACTTGCTCCGTATGCTATACCGCAACCGGGTGTTGCACCACTTGTACCAGCAGAAGGTATGCAGATTTTACTACGTGAAGTGCTTAAGACTACTGGTTTACCAGTGGATGAGATTATACCTAATCCAGATAAACTAAGTGCGCTTTTAACAAGTCTAGGTTCTGTAGGTGGTAATCCACAGATGATAGCGCAGTTAATACAAGGTATGGCGGGTGGTAGTCCTTCATCGGCTAATGCCATGCTAACAGGCTCCAGCAGCGCGCCTAAGCTCGACGCTCGATCCGCTGTCCCAAGCACGCCGGGGGGCTTGCCGTCGCCTACAGCCCCAACCGCGCCGCCTAGCGGGGCAGGGAGTCAGACACCAGTCAACATGCCTTCAGGGTCGTAGTTCAACAACCGTAGAGAGGAGTAAATTGAAATGCCAGCATTAGTAAAAGTAGGTCAAACCGGGCGTGAAAATGCAGCACCGGAAAACTCATATTATACAGATGAATATGTATATGCAGTTACTACTACAACGGTAATTCCTCATGGACTTGGAGTACGTCCGAAACAGGTATGGTTAGAACTTAGATGTACTGTTGCAGATATAGGATATGCAGTAGGTGACAGAGTTAGTTTTGTTGCTCCTGCATCGGCTTCAGTAAGCTTTAATAATGTTAATATTACAGTAGCACTTACTGTTACTATTCCAACACTTATTAATCCTTCAACTAATGCAGCGGCAGCAATTACGATTGGTAGTTGGAATTTATTAGTTAAAGCTGAAATTGTTTAAGGATAAGACATGAAAATCAGTACTGGCATACCTATTTTTAATACACCGGTTGATCCGCAGGGGACTGAGAACCAGCCCCCCAATGCGATTTTTCATGCCGGTAGTAAGAATTTAATGTCTCATATTATTGACGTATCTGAGACAGCTATAATTGTAAAAGCGTATGGATTTTTGAATGATGCCAGTACTATTACTGTTTGTACAGTTACTACCGAAAGAGATGGTAAAAATTACGCTGCTCCTATGGTTTTAAATGGACGGCATGTACAGTTATCAAATAGGAATAATGTGTTGGTCATTGATATGACCGGTAAGTATACATTCCAGCTTTCGGATGGATTGGGTGTTACTACGTGTGCTTACCATGAATCCGGTTTAGGCTTATGGTCATTTGGATTAAGTGCTTTTGCTATAGCTAATGGAATGTTGGAGTTTGTAGATACGGAAACAACACATGTTGAAATGGTAGAAAATCAAGTTAGAGTATACTTAAAGAAGTCTAATTTGGATAGTAATCTTTTGCAAGTTAGACATTCTCCCACTATTCCAGATGATCCCGGTATTGATCCAAATACAGATGAATATGGACCGGAAGGTTTATATTATGGTATAGATGCGGGTAAATATGCTTATCAATATGTATCTAGTATGGTAGGAAATGATGCTAATTTAGGTACTGATTCAACAACTCCATTACAAACTATACAATTTGCTATATCTCGTATTCCTGATAGAACTATAGCTGTTATATTTTTACGTGCTGGAGACATATTTAGTACGGTTACTACAGCATATACTGGAACCCCTGCAACTCCTATTGATGTTATTGGTGGTATGACAACACAAGCGGCGCTAAATCTTACTACTCCTTTAAATATAAGTGACAAGCAAATTACATTTGCACCATATAATGATCCAGCAATTGATGCTATTACTGCTTATAATAATGCGAATGGAACAAATGTTGTACCATATTTATGTAGAGAAATCAATTTCCCAACAATAAAAATTACGTTGGTATTACCAACTGATGGTGGGGGTGTTTATGTACCAGTTGGTTATTCTATTGGTGTTAATGGACATATAAGTTTTAGGGGTGTTAATATTGATGTTGGACAAACAGGAACAGTGAATCCGGGTTATTTACTTGGAGCATTTGGTGGATATGGAAAATTAATTTTTGAAGGGGGAAATACTAAATTAGGAAGTATACCTTTACTATATACATCACTTGATGTATTTACGTTTACTGCATCGTTTCATATGATGAGCGATCATACAGTAGCTACAGTAGGACCGCCGGGACCATTATTCTGTAGACCAGCTACTCAGTATTTTATTAATACAGTAGACCCTAGTGTTGGTGGTGGTGTTATGATTCCGGCGTTACCAGCATATCATTATAATGGTGATAATTGTCAAACGTATTTAGAGCCATTAGCTATGTGGCCGGGAATTACAATATATAGTGCACCTAATAGATGCTATAAAAAAGTTATTACATCTGTTAATATTCATTAACCGAGCGAAAGCTCATAACTGAGGAGTAAATGAAATGGGTAAGGGTCTAATGCCAAATGCCTCAACAAGTGGTAGTTCTATGTGGACACCACAGGCGCGTGGTGATACTTCCAAGATTTGGAAGGGTGGTTTTGGTGGTACTGTTGGTGGTGCTAAATCGGGTGGTTCTTTCTTAGGTAAGAATCCCGGTGCTAATGAACAGCGTAACAGTAAGAAGTCTGCCGGTTGTGCAACCTGCGGATGAAATACCGCATTACGCCAAATCAAGCAAGAAAGATAGAGCATTTTGCTCGATCTAATTTTGCTGAACTTTTGGCAGAAATACTACGTGAGAGAGAGCAACAGTTAAATGATGCGTTTAGGCGTGCTTTACCTGAAAATTTTTTAGAAATTAAAGGTAGGGCATTGGAAATTGATTCATTACTAGAGGCTCTTAAAGCTAAAGAGCCTAGTGGAGAATAGACATGCCGGGTTTACCGCAAGCAATGGTTCAAAAGCGAGAGATTTTAAGAGCACAACTAGCTGGTGAAACACCACCGGCTGAAGTTGTGCAACCGAAAGAAGTAGTTATTCCACATATGGATGGTCCAGCGGCTAAACCACCTGTAGTAACTCCAATACCAGAACCAACACCGGCTCCAGTAGAGACAAAACCGGAGCTTACGTTAGAACAGCAGTGGAAAGCGGAAGCGCAGAAAAACGAGCAAAGATGGAAGTCTTTGCAGGGTGTTATTGATAGTTTAGAACCGACTCTGAAAAGAGAGAAAGCAGAACGTGAAAGATTAGAGAAGGAATTAAAGGAGGTACGCGAAGCCCTACCGCCACCACCGGCGATTCCTGATCCTGATGATTTAACGGAAGAAGAGTTAGCAACATATGGCGAATCTCAAGGTGTAATCACCAAGATAGCCCGTAAGATAGCAAAAGGTGAAACTTCTGCCGCTATGGCAGATATTAAAAAAGAATTGAAAGAGTTACGTGAAGCAAATACTCGTGTTCAAACTGATCTAACATCGACCAGTGAAGAACAGTTTATGTCGCACGTAAAATCTAGGATTAAACACTTCGATGATATAGTCGCAAGTGATGAATGGAAACAGTATATTGCTACAAAAGCTCCATACTCGCGCAAGACTGTCTATGACATGTTAGCGCAGGCACATGTGGATCGGGATTTAGATACCATAGTTGAAATTTTTGGGGGTTTTAAACCCTCTAAGGATGCCTTAGCTGCAATGGTTACTCCTAATCTTGGCGGTGGCGCTCCTCCTGTAAACTTAAACGGGAGTCGAAAGCCAATGCTTAAATTATCTGACCGTAAAAAGGTCAGTGATGATTTTGTGAAAGGCAAAATTACTAAGCAAGTACGCGATGAGTGGGATAAACTGTTTAAAGAAGCTGAGGCAGAAGGTCGAATTGATTTTAATGCATGAGGACTAAATCATGGCCGTTGCCGTAGCATCTAGTTACCCTCAATATAGTGGTAACCTTATATCACCGATGTTCAGTATGGACTTGCTGGAGTTGTTTTATTGCTCTAGTGTCTATGGTGAAATTAGTACTACAGAATATAGTGGTACTATTGAAAAATGTGGTGACCAAGTAACGTTCTGGCGTGAGCCTGAAGTTACCATTCGTGACTACGAGAAAGGTGGCACGATTGTACATGATACGATTGATAGTGAGCCAACTACACTTGTTATTGATAAGGCTAAAGACTTTAGTATGGTCATTAGTCAGATTGATGAGAAGCAAATTTGTAATTGGCCGTCTTGGCGTGAGAGTTTCCTGAAGCGTGCTGCGTATCGGTTAGCGCAAGCAATTGATACGTCTTTGTTTGCATCCGTTTATATGGATGTAGACTTAGATAATGCGGGTACGTCTGCGGGTTATGTATCTCATGCGTATAATCTTGGAGCTACAGGTAATCCGGTAGCTGTTACATCGTCTAACATTAATCAGGTGCTTACTTACCTGCATGGTGTTTTAGATGAACAGTGTGCGCCGCGAGAGAACCGCTATGTAGTGATGCCAGCTATTGCATATACTACGCTCTTGAATAGTGACTTACGCGCTGCGTATTTAACCGGTATGGATATTTCTCCGATGATTAACGGGCGTTTGCCGCCCAATGTTGCCGGATTTAATATCTATATTTCTAACTTCTTACCACCGTTCTTTGATGCGGCTGTTAGTGCGAACTGCTATCAAGTTATTGCCGGTGTTAAGATGGCAACTGCGTTTGCTGCACAGATTGACCAAACGCGCGTAATTGAAGATAAAGACTCATGGGACCGCTACTATCAAGGTTTAGCGGTGTATGGCTTTAAAGTACTGTACCCGAAAGGTGTTGCAGCACTTTATGCCCGCTTTAGCTGATAGGAGATAGACATGGCTAGTGTATATGAGTTGTATTTGGGTGGTCCTCGTCAGCAAAATACTGATTGGGCTATCTTTCCAGCGGCTCCTTTTAGTTCGGCAAATACGTCGAATTTAGCACCACCGAGTAAACATCCAGTTGTATATGGTGCGTCGCGTACTCTGGATTTTACTAATGATAAAGCGTTAAGTTATTTTTTGAAGAAAAATTTGGTTACTGGTGCGGTTGTTAATGGTGATGCATTTGGAGCAGTTGTTATTCCTTCAAATTCATTGTTTTTCGGTCTTTGGTATAAAGTGAATAGTATCATTGCAGGTACAGGTGGCACATTTAAGTTACGAGTTCGTGGTGCAGCAGCAGATTTAATAGCGGGTCTTGATCCACATGTTACACCAACAACCGGATTTGCGACTTATCCTAATGCTACAGCAGTACCGGGTACTATTGGTGCAGCGGCTGCATTACTGTTTCATATGTTTACAACACCGGATATTGTTGATCTTGTAGTTACGGCGCTTCCAACGCCAAATGTGTGGTCTGCTTTTAGTATCACACTTACACCAGTGTACTTTAATTTCCAAAGTGGTATGATGAACTGAGTAAGTGGGGTGGTAGTGGAGGGGGTCGCATCCCGGCTCCCTCCTTTTTAAACAAGAGGATTTTACAATGGATCAGCCAAATATTGCAAGAGTAGTAATTTCTAATCGTAAAAATTTAGTCGATAATAGTTTGGATATTGGTGGGCCAACGGTATTAGGTGTTGGTCTTTATATGCGGCATATTGAGTCTGGTCGTGTATATCCATTTGAAAGAGAAGGTGCAAAACGTGAAGATGTAGAGATTTTTAGGCGTGATGCGGCTGGTAATGAAACTAAGATTATCAAGCCAAAGAAAGTAAAGAAGAGTCCTTTTGAGCGTGATAGGGCTGTTAATTACGAAGGTCCATTACCACAAGAACGGATAGGATAATGTCTACCGGGCTGCAAATTATTACTTCTGTATCCTCCTCCCCCTTAAATGACCAAGAGGGAGGAGTTAGTAATCCTGCTCTTAATTTTGTTCGTTGGACTCAAAATGATCTAATGGACTATATGAATAAGGGATTATTAGAGATTAATAATTATAGACCGGATGCTTTTTTAGAAACGGCAGATTTGAATATAATTACAGGGAGATATAGACAAGTATTAGACCCTAGATATAGATTATTAAAATCCATTGACGCAATGAGTCTTACGTCAAATTATAGTCCGGGGGAGCCTATCACTCAGTGTGATTTACAGTTAATGCGGGCATTTTCTAAAAAGCCGTGTTTGCCAAGTGGTGGACAAAATAGTTTTCGTATTTTATCTTATGCTTATGATGTAAAAGACCCAAAGAATTTTTATGTAACACCGATGGTACCAATAGGGTTTCCAACAACAATAAAAGTAACGGGTACAATGGTGCTTGCTCCAGTTGCATATACAGACCCTAATGTTACTGTTGTAATAGACAGTGTTTATCTTACAGCGTTAGGTTTCTTTATAGCGGCAAAAGCATTTGAAGTTGATACTGAATCAGCAACATCCCAAGCTGAAAGTACAGCATTTTATAAAAAGTTTTATAATTCATTAGGTGTGAAGTTCTCGCAAGAGACTAAATATAATTCAGGAACATTTGCTGGTCAAGGTGGTTCTAACCAAATGACTAAATCGAGACAGCCATGAGTTTTATTAATCCAAATGCTACTCTTTCTTGGGATGCGGCATTGCCATATGTAGTACCATATGTAATTGGTGCGCCACCGGAGTTAATTTTACATCATATTCGTATGGCGGCAATAGAGTTATGCAATTGGTCAGGTATTATACACGATATAAATAAATATGATTTGCAAAAAGGTGTACAAGACTATCAGCTTATTACTGATTGTAATTATAATATAATACGAATAAAACGAGTTACTGTAGATGAACGTTGGGATTATACGCCAATTACAGCTAAATTACCGGCTGGAATAGGTGCATATCTGTATCAAATGACTTCACCTACAATGATACATTTGCGCCGTCCACCGAATAAAGATGATCCGCAAGGATTAGAAGTTGAAGCGATTGTTGCACCTAAACAAGATTCGTGTGTTTTAGATAACTATTTATATGAACAGTGGGTGCAAGGAATAGCATATGGTGCTATTTCTACTTTAATAGCACTTCCTAATACGAATTGGTATAATCCAAAAGAAGCAGATAGATACGAGTTAAAGTTCCGAAAGGAAAAAGTTCGGTGTCGTGCTGAAGCAGACCGTGCTTTTGGTACAACATCTATTGCAAAAACTAATCCTTGGGTTGGTCCAGCTAATCGTGGATGGGGTGGTGGTGCCGGTTATTGGCCGGGTGGGGGTCGATAATGTTACAGACTCAAGTTAAGATTCCTTATGTTAATGCCGATACTAATATAGTCGGCGCTTCTATGAAACTTACAGGTTGTAATTGTAGTTGTGCAGCTTGTTTAGGCTGTGTTGACTGTGTATTTTGTACTAATTTAACTGTAAATGACATTGTAATGAATGTATATCGAAAAGGACTTATACCTGATAAACAGTATTTTGTACAATATCCCGCATATCATATACAGGGTATTGATGTTCAATTCTTTATTGATGATTTACTTAAAGAAGCTGTACCGGGTTATTATGTAGGGGATGTGGTAATTAGGGGTAATCCGTGCGGCTCAATTGAGATGCTGGTTGGTGACAATAATACTGTGTTTTCTCCCTATTCTCAGTAGGCATAGCCATGACTTTTAAAGCCCTTCAAAATCTTATAACTAATACCACAGCATACACGGCTGTTGGGGCATCGCAGATAGCATTACCTGCATCTGTCATTGCTATGCTTTCAACACAGCTTGCGGGAGGTTACTATACCGCAGTATCTGTAACTGATGGTGTTGGTTATGAAGTAATGAATATTGTTAGTGTAACTGCTGGTGCTGCTGATGTAGTACGTGGGCAGGATGGTACTGTAGCCGTACCACTTGCTGCTGGATCACAAGTTAGATTTGTTTGGACTACAGCCGGTATTGGTGATGTTGCCCCCGGTGGATCGACTACATTAACTGGTAGTGGCGGAAGTACAGTTACTGGTGGTCCTGCTTATAATGTCGATTCACCAGCATGGACATTTACTGCTGGTGCTGGTATGGATGTTTCTTTTGGACCGGGGCCATACGATGTTTTAATTTCCCAAACTAGTATCGGTACTCCATTTACTTTTACTGGTACTGGTATTGCTGAAGTTACAGGTGGTCCGTATAATTTTAATATAAATGTTGATGGAGTTATATTAACTGCTGGTACTGGTATTTCTATATCAGGTACATATCCAGCATTTACAATAAATTCTACAATTGTTCCCGGTGCGCCCGGTACTGTACTTAATCTTGTTGCTGGTCCGGGTATTACAATTTCTGGTTCTACTCCAACTATTAATCCTACAGTTGGACTTACGCCTACTGGTCCCGGTGCAGGTACATATGGTGGTATAAGTCTTAATGCTTATGGACAAGTGACAGGATTTACTGGTTCATTAATTAGTGGTGTTTCTACATCAACTAGTGGTTTAACATTAGGTGGTCCTACTAATGGTTTGTTGACAATTGATATTAGATCAGCAGATTCAACGCATCAGGGTTTAGTGCAATTAGCTCCAAATACTACAGCAGGATCAAGAGATTCTGCTAATAATACACAAGCAGTTACTCCGGCAGGACTTGATACTGTATTAGATGCTTTAGAGCTTGGACTTACAGTAGATACTCTTTCTGTAGTTGGAAATCAAAATGCACTTTCTCCAACTGCTTATACAAACCCAATTTCTGGTTTCGTAATTCCTGTAATTGTAGTCTCAGGTAGATTTGCAGTCATAGATTTATATGTAGAAATGTATGATCCACTAAGTCTTAGCACTATACAAACTTTTGGTGTTGGGCTTTTTGATGCTACTGGTGTTACTCTTTTAGCTGGTGTATCTAATACAATAGCAAGTAATATACGGCATCTTAAGTATCGTGTAACGGGTCCACTTTCAGGAAATTTAGTAGTAAAAACTACTCCACTTGCTGGTACACAGGTAATTGGAAGCTACTATGCTCATGTAATTGGTAATTAAAATGCCAAGTATTCGGATAACTCGTTTTGCAGGATTATTACCTACAGCTAATCCAAAAGAATTAGCGAATGATCATGCTCAAGTAGCTCATAATTGTTTATTATGGGATGGTTGGTTACATCCTATGCCACAGTGGAAACCAATTATAAATATTTCTAATACACCTGCTGGACTTTTTAAAAATCCTACTGCTAATAGTTTAGCTGTTGTTGCTGGACAACCATTAGGATTTAGTTATGATTATTATTTTGCTAATGGAGTGTATAATATTGGAGAGCCTTTTAATAGTAATTTATTAACTGGTATTTACACTAAAGATTCATTTAAATATATGGGGCATTATATCCCCGGTGGTACTACAAGCCACCCAAAATTTGCATACTTAGGTGTTCCTGCACCTACTGTTTTAGATCATACATTCTCTCCTCCAGTTAGATCACCTAAAGGTATATATCCAATAGCACGTACATATGCTATTACTTTTTCGAGTATGAATCAAGAAGGACCACCTACAATATTTGAACAAATAGGTATATATGGTAATTTGTATGAAGGTGATGGTATATTTTTAGAAGGTCATCTTGATAGTGTTCAAATACAGCAATATGGTATAACTGCAATAAATTTATATAGAACAATACCGGGATTTGATACAGGTGAAGAATTAGGTAATCCTGTAGAAACTGGTTTTCATCGCGTTGATACTCTAGGTATTGATCCTTCTGGACACTTTTCTTTTTATGATAGTTCTGATTCAACAAATATTCCCGGTGATTTACTAATTAGCGATCAATGGATTCCACCAACAGTAAATCCAAATAAGTCACCTATTTTCTATGGACAATCAGAAGGTGGATGGAATGTTTTAGTACGATATGATGCTGCTGGCGCTTTTGGTGATCCACCTACTGCACCTTGTGTTATACAGTTTTCAGAACGGTACATGTCTCATGCATGGCCGATGCAAAATACAATTAGTATACCTGAAATAATAACTAGTGCTGCTATTTATTATGATGATATATTTATAGGTACACGAAATACAGCATATCATATAAGAGTAGAAGTAGGAGATGGTGAAGTTCTTAATACACAAGTTAGGAGATTCGCTAACGAATTTGCATGTGTTCCGAATACAATGGTTGCTACTAATTTTGGGGCTATGTATGCTTCAGTAGATGGGCTTATTGCATTAACTTCAGATGAAGATAGAGTTACATCTAAATCTGTAGCGAGTCCCGGTGATGATTTAATTGTACCTTTTCCTATTTTTAACTCATTTATAGGTTTAAAGTTATCTGATGCAAAACATGCAGCGTGGTGGAATGGTAATTATTTTGGTTTTGTGAACAATGGAAATAGTCAAATTAATGGATATGTATTTAATCAACCTTCACCAAGTAATCAAGAGTTTCCATTAGGACAGTTAATTACTATAGATACTCCACACGGTAATTTTATTGATAGTATAACTACGGGATCAGGTTTATTTATTGCTTTTGATAACATAATATATACACTTCCATTGCCGGGATATGGATATGATTCATCGCCATTAGCTCCGTATACGTGGCTTTCTAAGCGTTATGTAATGCCGGGACTTACAACATTTGCTGGAATGAAAATAGTTAATGATAATAGTGGAGCTTTAACAGTAACACTGTATGGTTATAGAACAAGTGGACAAGGGCCAGGTAGAGTAGGTAATCCTGATTTTATATTTACTCGTCAAGTTGGTCATAGTAAACCGTTTAGAATACCCCACCAACATAAATGTTTAGAATGGGAAATAAAGTTAGAAGGTAAAGCCGTAGTTGAAGAAGTTCATCTTTCAACTTCCTATCAAGACTTAATAGAGAATGAAAATGCTACAGCAAATGCCTAATAAAGAACAAATAGATAGTATTTTTAAAGCTCATACGGAAATGTTTATTGGTATGAGAGAACGGGCTGCACAATTTTTAATGCCTGATCCTCCTAGTTCTGAAGAGGAAAAGAAAAGTCTTGATTACCAGCGTAGATTAGCAGAATCTTTAGCTGCATTAGATGTATTTATGAGCTTTATGAATGTATCGGGAGCTATGGTTGGTTCTGGGAATTTTTCTACAATTACTGCTATAGCTGATTTAACATTTGCGTTAAACACTAATACTTTTTGGATAAAGAATGCTACATATTTAGTGCCTATATTAAATATGTCTATTAATGCTTTTTTAGATGCTAATGATATGGCAATAAGAGAGCAAGAACCTATATGGGATAATTTACAGTATCATAATAGAAATTGTTGGCTTGAATTACTTCCAGCTATTGTTTTTTGTTTGAAAGGCAGATTAGCAATGCGAAAATATTCATTAGAAATGAAAAAAACATTTGAGCCGTTTTTGAGATAAGATCATGGCAGATTATGGGCAAATTGTTGAACTAGCAGTAGAATCTGCATTAGCTGTTGCTATGGCTACAAGAGTTAGTAAAATTGAAACAACTTTTCATGCAATGGCACTACAACAATATGATAATTACAGTATGCAAAGACAGTTTTATTTCGATCATTTCCAGATGCAGGGAGAAGGACCATTTGTATATGAGCAATTTGGAATTTACTTGTACATACCTGATTACATAGGTATAGATTATGGTTATAGTCTTTGGCCTCCCGGTGCTTTATTTATGTTTCGTCCTGAATTACAGGCGCGTATAAATTTTTTAGGTGCCGTTGGTACAAATGGTTATTGGCAATCATACGCAAGACGTTATAATCCATACGGAAGTTTTACACTTGATTCAAGTAGTCGTGATATGGATGTAGCTAATATAAGAGATGATTGGACTAGTTATATGTTTCGTTATGAAGAACATAAACGTGATGTACTTAATGAACGTCGTTGGGCAAGTCAAATGGGTGCATTATCATATGGAGTTAAAGAAGCTTATGAAGTAGCAGAAGGATTAGCTGTTAGTTTTGATATATTTGATAAAGCTCAAGGAGATTTAATTAATGAAGGAAATACTGCTTTAAATGGTTTAGCTACTTTTGCTGGTTATCGTCAAATACAAAAGGCTTTAGATAAAGACTTAGGTTCAGACCCAACTTTATATGACCATTTCTTTTTAGGTAGGTGATTTTGAAATGGCTAATGATATTACATACTCTGGTAAAAACCAAGTAGAAGACCCGCCGATACTTAATGACCATTTACGGTCATTAGGTACTTTAGCAATGGGAGGAGCTAGAGCGCTTCTTTCTACTATTTTGTTAATTGGATCGCCACCACAAAAAATTCTAAATATCTTTAGAGATATAGCTGATCCATTTCATTTGTTTGGTGGTGTTGATGACATACTTTTTACAGAGTTTAAAGGACAACTTCAGTTTTTAGAAGAAAATAGAAATTTAGCTCTGCAATATCAAGGTATTAATCAACAAGATTTTGATTTTTGGGATAGGGGTGTTATAGCGAGTAAGTATACTACTGATATAGGTCCTGATGATAAATTTATATTGAAACCTATTACACCAACTGCACCACCGGGTACGTTTCAGGGATATAGACCATATATGGAAATGGCTTTAAATGAAGCTAAAGGTCGTCCATATTATACATCTCAATTTCCTGTTTCAATGTATGGAGCATTAGATTATTTAGCGTCTACTGGTCGCGGTCAATCTAAAGCGTCGTTACATCACGATGCAGAATGGTTAAATACTCGTCGTAAAGTTGGACGTTATAATGTAGGTCATGGAAGACGTGTAGATTATAAGTATGCAACAGCACGTTTAAATGCAGAACTTGAAGGATGGAATTTAGGATTTAGATTTGAAGACCATCGTAAAATGATGTATGATGAACAGCGTCATAAACATCAAGCTGACATTCTTAATATTGGAATAGGTGTTGGTCTTGCAGCACGTAGAGGTTTAGCAACTTCTGTTAAGGGGCTTAGTGAAGCGCGAGCACAAAAGGCTGGTTCTCTTGGTGCTTTGTCTAATGGTCTGTCAACATATTCTGGTTTTACAGATACAACAAATAGAATTGAAGATAGACAAAGACAGAGAGCATCAGAAAAGAAAGATTATGGAGATTATATGAAAGGGTTAATAAAATCAGATTCTAGTAATGATAGAATTATGAAGAGCGGAATGGAGAGTGAAAATGGCTAATCTAGTCTATGGCGATCCTTTCGGCTCATATGTCAAAGGACAAGAAGCGGGACAAAAACAAGCTATTGATTTAGGAGAAGCACAACGTAAGTTTCGTGACTCTGATAGAGAAGCAGATTTTAGAAAATGGTATGACCCACATAGAAAAATAGAAGTTCAAACAAAAGAAAATATGGATGTTATGGCACAGAATAAAGCACAGATGCAGATGTATGCTAATGCTGCTTTAACTGGTAGTAGACAAGCATTAGATATACTCAGGCAGCACATGGCAAATACTATGGGAACTACTGATATTAATTTTCTTCAGTATGATAAAGATGGACGTTTAGACCCGCAAGCTACTGCATTATTAGCTCAATTTGCAGTAGGAAATATACCGGGAGCATTAATGAGTACTAGTATTATGTCGGCTGCTGGTATGCATAAGTTCCCACAATATTATTCTCAATATGGTAGTGCTGGAGCGGGTCAAACACATGATCCTTTAGGATTAAATACCGAGAGTTGGACTGGAGCACCGGGAGGTGGAGGTGGAGGTGGAGGTGGAGGTACAGGTGGACAAAGAGGACAACCGGGGAATATTCACACATTACCTAATATATTAGCTACTGATCCAACTTCATCTTTTTATAATCCTATGTTACCAGATAATACAAATTCAGGAATACCGGTAGGAGATACTACACCAAGAGCATTTCCAGCAGTTTCAAGTATGCCGGGAGATGAAACTACCAGTGAATTTAGTTATGCTAATAGAGATACATCAAATGAGCCGGGGATGCAACATTATAATCAAGGTACCGTTGTACAGAATACTCCTCGTATGGCAGGAGAACCGGACCCACAAGAACCTTCATTTTATAGTCCAACAAATGATGGTAGAAATGCCGATAATGTGCCAATGAGAGGAAATCAAGTATCTTTTGCACGTCCAGAAGATAATACTCCAAGTGCTACTCCTACGGTTGCTAGTCCTCAATTTACTTATCCGCCAGCGGGGCAGTATCCAGCACCTATTAGGCTTACACCAAATCCAACTGTACCGTCACAAAATAGACCAACACCGGGGAAACAGATTTGGGCTGATAGTAGTGAAACACCAGCAACATCGGGACCAACATTCCAGCATAATAGACGTTCTAGTCCTAAACAAATGGTAACCCAATGAACGCATACGGCGCTGATCCACGTTTAATGGCTAATGTTCCAGAAGCTATGCGGGGTACTCCTATGCAGGGTATTCCGCAAGTTAGTAGAGGTAGTGCGGCATCTGCGCCTACGTCTTATGGACCAGCACCACAAGCAGCAATGCCACCAACAATGATACCACAGTTTAATGCTAGACCACCAGCACCTACACAGTATGGTGGTAATCCAAATGCTTCACCGAATCCCCCACCGGGATCACCGGGGATGCCAACTAATGTACGTCAAGCACAGCAATCACAGCAACCACAGCCGGGGTATCCTACTGGTGATATAATGCACACACCTTATGGACCAAATGGTTTTGGTGTGCATCCTGATTTAACAAGAAGTGAAATGGTTGATTACTTATTAGGTAAGGTTAAAAGTGTAGAATCTAGTGGTGATCCTACTAATTATATAGGTAAAGCAGATCATTTACCATATGATCCTAATCCCAAAGGACGTGGTACTGCGTCTGGTTATTTTGGATATACACATGGAACATGGGGTAACTATAAAGGATATCCAAGAGCTATGGATGCACCGCCAGAAATACAAGAAGAAAAATTTAGAAAAGATATGGGTGATTCATTAGTAAGATTTGGTGGTGATCCGTTTAAGTCTATGGCGAATCACTTTTTTCCAGCTAAGGCGCATGATCCTAGTGCATGGGATGATGAAATACCAAATTCGGGAACTGTAAACGGTTATTTAAGTAAAGTTTTTAACGCAGGATCAGACAAAGCTGGAGGACAGCATGCCAGATACATCCAAGGGGCGAACCCTAATAGATCGAGCAACTACGATAAGTCAACTGCACAATTACCTTGAGTATAAATCACCTGATACTAAAGATCATATTAAAAAAGCCTATGTGACTGTTGGCGATAAGGGAATTAAGGCGACACCTATATCTCCAAAAAGAAATAAGATTGCTGAGATGTATGGCAAGAAGCCAACTTTAGTTGCTGAAGAACTAGACCCAATGGCATTAATAGAAAAAGCGTCGCCTCAAGATAGATTATTTCCTCAGTATCAAGGTTATGGTAATAAACTCGTAAGATCAGTATTACGTCGAATAGTTGATGAAGTATAGGAATTACTATGGATAATCTTCCTTATGGTGCAAATCCCGGTATGATGCCACCGGCAGATGTTGGGAGTCTCCCACCGTCAGTTAATATGAATGTATTTGGTGCTACTCCACCGGCACCGAGCGCGTCAACTAGTGCTGCTCCTCAAGACGCTATGCCGGGTCTTGGTAGTAGTCCGCCGGATGCTGGTGCGACTGTATATGGTACGCCTACTCCTGCACCGGGTGGTGGTACTGCATATCCAATGTATCAAACTCCGCCGGGTGGTGGTCCATTAATGTATAAAGGACACCAAGTAAAAGTTACCGAGCATCCAAATTTAGGGAATGCACCTACATTTCCTGAGTATGTTATACAGGAGATGTTGTCAAGCAAAGATCATAATACTACTGCTAATATGTCAGATACTGATATTATGATGCTTGCCGAGCCTTTTGCTAGGCAGTTTGCTGGTACGTATAATGCTCAAGGCGTAGAAATGAATAAAAAGGAGGAAGATGCGTTAGTAGGACAGTTTAAACATAAAGTTTTTAAGTATATGCCGCAGTTAAGAAAAGATATAGCAGATGCAGAAGCAGCACATAATGCTAAAATGGGAACAGCGGCAACGCCAGCTATGGGTGTACCAACTGCTTTAGGAACAAGGGCATTAGGTAGTATGGAAACGGGCGCGGGGAATGTTGCGGCAGGATTGCCGGGTTTAGCTGCTAAGATACCGGGTATGATTGTTCCTCCCGGTTTAAAAGGTGTAGCGGATGAATACTTACCAGAACTTTCGGCGAAAGCAAAACAAGCAGAAGAGGGTATACGCTCTACGTTTAATCCATTAATACAACCGGGTGCTGCTGCGTTAAAGAAATCAGGCGAAGAGACAGTACAATCGACTGATGAAGCGCTTAAAGAACATCCTTATTTAGCGGCTACTTCAGAAGTTCTTGGTGGTGCTGCTCCTTATCTTGCATTAGGCGCAACAACTGGTATGGTAGGACCGGCACTATATGGTATGTCAGAAATGGGTGGTGCTAGTTTACAAGAAGAACAAGATCGTATTAATAAAATGAAACCGGAGGAGCTTAATGCACTACCGGAATATCAAACCTTACTTAAGGCTACAGGTGATCCTACTAAGGCAAAGGATTTGTTGGCTAAAGCGTCTTCTGAAGCGGCTGAAGAAGTAGGCCAAATAATGGGTGGTGTGATGGGTTCTATAGGTGGTGGCGGTATGTCTACGCCAGCACAGAGAGTTATTGCTAAGGCTGTTGGTACTAGTACATTAAAAAGGGTTCTTGCAACTGCTGGTGCGGAAGCTACTGGCTTTGCTAGTCAACAAGCTGTAAAAAATGTACTTACTACCCAAGCTACTAATGTTAAAACAGGAGAAAAGAGAGAGCCAGATGCTTTAGCGGGTACCGATCAAGCAGGTATTATGGGTGCTGTGATGGGCGCTATTGGCTCTTTAATACATGGAAAAGCTAAATTAACAAAAGCAGGAACAACAACACCAGCAGCAACGGGAGCTATACCAGAAGCAGCTACTAAAGCTTATGAAGAAGTACTTGCACATCCTGATTATAAAGTACCAGAAGGTGCTTCTCCAGAAGCAGCGAATAATATATTAAAAGATGGACTAGACGAATTAGAGGCACGTCTTGGTGGTCATGGTTTATCAGAAGAACAGATAAATAATGCTAAGAAAAGTTTTGAAGCTGAGTGGCGTAAAGCTAATGATCAACCGGCACCTATAGGTGAAACTGCGGAACCAACTAAAACAGAAGCGGGTGCGGCAGTAACACCAGTGGCAGCGCCGGTAGATAATAATTTAGCAATAGCGAGATTACAGAAACAACATGATGCTGCGGTTAAGTCTGGTGATACTCATGCAGCTTCACAGTTAAAAAGACAAATGGCAGAACTCCAAGCACAAGGTAGTGCTGGTGGTGGAGAACCACCCCCTCCGCCGGGTGGTGGGGTAGCAGGTGGAGAAGCGGTAGGAGGAGAAGCACCAGCGGGATTTACTCGTTCTATGATGATTGAGTTACAGCGTTTGGGATTTACTCAAGAACAGGCGTATAAATTAACACCGGCAGAAGCGTGGGATCATATACATGGTAATGCTGGACCGGAAGCAACGGTTCCTGCTACGACAGAAAGAGCAAAAGATGAAGTGTCTATGGTTTTAGAAAATCTAAAGAAAAGGCGTGAGGAGATTGTTGCAAGACTTAAAGCTAATCCCGGTGACGCAGCGCATTTACAGGATAGTATTAAACGTATAGGAGATATGATAGACAAGTTACAAGCAGAAATGGGTGGTATGGGTAAAGAAGCACCAGCGGCTACGGGAGCCGCACCTAAAGTAGTAAGTTCATTTAGAACTGCTAAGGGTTCTACATATGATGTGCATGAAGATGGTACAACTACTCGTAATAAAGCGGCACGTCCAGAACATCCCGGTGAAGAGGGTCCACAAGCAAGGTCGCATAGAACAGTTTATGTAACTGAGTTAGAAGCTGAACATAATCTTTCGGGTCAACAGACAGAGTATCCGAAAGCAGGACTTCATATATTTAGGATGCCTAATGGAGAAACTTATGTAGGAGTGCGAAATTTAGAAGGTCCAGATGCTGGTAAAGTTAGAAAAAATTCGCTTACTAAATTTAGAACTAAACCTGAAGTTGGACTTATACCAGTTGAAATGTGGAACGATGGTCAACATGTACATTTTGGAAATAAGATTACGGAAGTTGGTGGAGGCAAGCCAGCGGGTGCGGGTGCGACGGCGGGCGAGGGGGCTGGCACTGGGGCGCGAGAAGGCGGCGCGGCTCCCGTAGAGCCAATGGGACAGGCTACGGGGCATCCACACAACAAGCCAGCGGCACCGGCACCGGCTCCAGACCATCATACGATTACTCACCCCGATGTTGATATCAGGCATCCATTGGGATTGTTAAAGGCAGCACTTAATAGTTTTAGAGCAACACATAAAAGAGAGCCTACAAGAGTAGAGTTAGAAAATGAGTCTAAGAAGATTGCACTATTACATGGTGTTGATTTAGATAATCCTGACCATGATGTAAATCGTCGGGAAGCTCTTGGTGAATTATTGGACGAAAATCCAGATGTTTCACCATCTCCTAATGATATTACTACAAGGGCTGGTCAATATCTTGACCAAGCTAATAAACGTACTGCACATTCTGCTATAGCTGAAAGAATAGGGAAACGGGATGAGCATCCAATAGTTAAATTTAGAAGGGTCATGGAGAAGACCAATAGACTATTAGCTGAAAAAGCTAGAAAGGAGGCTGAACGAAAAGATGTTCTAAGAAAGGAGGCTGAAGCTAAAGCTAAACAAGAAGCTGAAGACGAAGAAGCAAAACAACGTCAAGCAGAGTATGAAAAGCAGTTGCCGAAAGTAGATAGTGAACTAACTGCTGAAGAAGAATCAGCGGCTAGGGAATCTGATTTAGTAGAATATAGAAAGAATTTAAAAGATCAACAACAGGCAGAGCATGAGGCTCAGTTAGCGAAAGAACATGCAGATCAAGTTAAGGCTGATTTAAAGAAAAGGAAAGAAGAAAAGAAAGGTAATGTACTTAAACAGACATTGGCTGAGAAAAAGATAGCTGATAAGCAAGCTGCGCTTGCTAAGGAATTAGAAGCTAAGGCTCAAAAGAAAAAGAATGATGCCACTAAAGCTAGAAAGAAATCACAAGCTAAGGCTGCTGATATTAAGAAAGCACCTAGAAAGGATGTATTAAAGAAACAACCACCGGCACCAAAAAAGACAGTACCAAAAAAAGGTAAGGCCGGGGCGGCGGCCAAGACTAAATCCGTCGAACCAGTAGGTAAACTAAGTGCTAAACTAGAGCCAGAACGGAAGGGTGGTTTTTACTCTAGGCTTGCTAAGACACTGGAAAACTCCGATCTTAAATTTAACTCTCTTACGGCTAATGCTTGGAAGAGATGGTTAAACGATGCCGAAAGAAGGGGTGATATTAAAAAGTCTGAGCGTGAATGGTTAGGCATTGACCAATGGTTAGATAGAGAAAGCGGTCCTGTTATTAAAGGAACTGGAAAAGACCAACCTACTGTAGCGCCGACAATATCTCGGTGGGCAGTAAGAGATTTTCTAGCGGCACATGATTTAAAAATTACTGCTGAAACTCGCGGTGATATGCCGAAAATTACAGATTTACCTAGAGGGTGGTATACTAAGTACGGAAGATATGCTGATGTTTGGGAAGTTCGGGATAATCATGGTGACCTTAAAGCTGAAAGTGAAGAAGGCGGTAGTGAAGATGATGCTATAACTGTTGCTCTGAATGATCTTAATGAAACTCGCGGGTTAGAGTATCCACCAACAGGTGATAGTACTTATTTGTCTACTCCCGGTGGGAAAAACCATAAAGAAGTATTTTTAACTATACCAACAAGTGCTGCCAAGAATAAAATATTTCGTTCAACCCATTTTAAAGGGGTTGTTAATGCTATACTTCATCTAAGAACAAATGAAAGACTTACTAGAGATGGTAAGAAGATGCTTTTTGCCGATGAAATACAGAATGAATGGGCGAAAGCACTTAGTGATTATAAAGGCATACTAAAGGAAAAAATAAAAGATTGGACTGCTAAAGAAGATGGTCCGAAAGATGAAGATGGTATACAGTCTTATAGAGTATATGATAATAATGGAACTTTTAAAGAAAAAATAATTGCTAGATCGCCACAGAAAGCAATAGAGCGAGTAGCGGAAAGAGATTTTATAGGTACTGGTACAAAAAGACCACCAGATGCTCCGTTTACAAATCCGTCTGATTACTTCTTACTGGGTATTAAACATATGCTCAGTGAAGCTATTAAGAATGGGCAAGATAAAATTGGTTGGACTACTGGAGAACAACAGACTCATAGATATGGGCTTAGCCGAAAAGTACACAGTATAAGTGTACGTATAACACCAGCGGGAGAAAGAATTGTCGATGTTCGTATGAAGAATAATGATCTTATAGCACTTCATGTAAATAAAGATGGAATTGTAACATTTTCACCATTAAAGAGTGTTATTCCAAATGGAGTAAAATTAGAAAACGTAATAGGCAAATCTCTAACCGAAAAAGTAATGGCTGCTGAACATGGAGCTAATTTTAGTGGTGAAAACTTAGACCTTGGTGGGCAATTCCATCGTAATCTATATGATAAAATTGGTCCAAAAGCTGTTGCTGATTATATAAAACAATGGGGTGGGAAAGTTGAAACAAGTGAAACCAAAACAAGAAGTAGAGATGATTTTGAAGTAAAGGGTGTAAGTAAAGGTAGTAAAGGAAATATAGTAAGTGTTAAGGATAAAAGTAATGGTTTGTCTTATACAATGCCTGAATCTCATGTAGAGGGATTTATACATAATGAATTAAAAGGTGGAGATATTACTGTTCATTCTTTTGATATTACTCCAGAAATGCGAGAAGCTATTAAAGGAAAAGAACAGCCAGCATTTGCAGAACGTGATACTACTGGTAGAGAAGGTGGAGAAAAGGTATCGGGCATACGCCCCGGCTTAATGGCTAGATCAACTGTCATATCAGATAAATTAACCGATCATGTAAAAAATATGCTTGGAGCTAAAAACTTCAAGGCTGAAGATATAGATAAGATGAAGTTTGAAACTGTAGATGATAAGTCGCTATCTCCTGAATTGCAGTCTGTTGTACAACGGTGGGGAGAAGCTACGGGTCATAGGATTATTGTTTTTAGAAACTTAGCAGAGAAAGTGTTTGACTTTGAAGGTGCTAATTTCCATGATGGTAATTTATATGTTAATGAAAATTCGACAAGTCCAGCTACAGCAATAGCATCGCATGAATTTTTGCATCAATTAAAAAAAGATAATCCTGCATTATATAAGGAACTTAGAGACGAAGTTGTACGTCAAGGTAAGATAAAGGAATATACAAAACGCTTGCAAGGTGCAAGAGAATATGATACAATGTCTGAAGAGGGAGCTACAGAAGAGTTAGTAGCAAATGCTACTGGTGAAGCGTTTACCAATAAAGAATTTCTAGATAAGTTAGCACAACGTAATCCAACTGTCTTTGGTAAGATAGTAGATGCGTTTATGAAGTTTTTAGATAAACTATTTGGTAAAAAGACATGGGAAGCAGATTTAGGTACTAAAGACTATTTAACAGACGTAGCAGCATTCCGTAATAAGCTTTTAGATACTCTGGAAAAGTATCATCCAGAAGATAGTACTATGCGGAGATTGTATGCTGCGAAAGCTCCTAAAGAAACAGTAGGTAAGTTAATGGCTCGCCGTGGACCTACTATAACAACAGCGGCGGAAGCAGCAGAAGCGGCAGAAGATTGGACTAAGAAAAAGCCCGGTATAGTTCAATCATTTAAGACATGGAAAGATGCGTCAGATACACTGAAGCCCAGTTTATGGCAAAAGATAATACAGAAGGGTGTAAATTCAATACAACCATTACAATACTACAATGAGTATATGGCTCGACAGGGAAACAAAGTTGATCCTACTGAAGATATGTTTAAATATTTTACTGTCTTACGTGGAAGACAGATTTTTGAACAGTCTACCGATCACTCTAATTACATTGCACCAATTTTAGATGCTGCAAGAGTAATGTCTGGTAAACATAATATGACTGAAGATGAATTTATGGGTAGATTTTCACAGTGGATTAGAGCGAAAGATGCGCTTGAATCTAATAAACGATATGAGTTAGAAAACATTAAGTTAAGTCCAGAAGCGGAGAAAAAACGCGCTCCTCTATTACAAGAAGTACGTGATGATAAGTTTACTGGCGATTATATGCGGGAACTAACAAAGATCGTCCATGCACCGGGAGCAAAGCAAGAGTCTCACGTCGAACCAGTATCCGGCATAACTAATGCAGTAGCGCATCAAATCATATCGAATGTAAACAAAGAAGGCTTCAGCAATGACATAGGAGAAGAGTTTAATAAATCATTTGATAAACTACGAGAAAGAATTATTGAAAATCAACGTAGGGCTAACTCTTTATCAGAAGCAGATATACGGCAACAGAAAGCCTACGGGAACCGGTATTACATGCCTAAGTCAGATTGGGCTGATGAAGATATACGTGTTCCCAATAATGTATTTGGTAGTCCATTAGGATCATTTACTAAATCTCTTTATGGTGAACAACCAAAGTTATCTGATGATCCTATACATAGAATTTTTAATAAGTTATTGTTCTCATCCAAAGATGTAGCAGATAATGAAGCTACCGGAGCTTTATGGAGAGCAGCTAAAAATCCAGATCAGAAATTGGGTGCAACTATTCATCGTTTTGATATGGATGATATGGCTAAGGATGCTTTAGCAGGTGGGCGTAAACTTGGTGCTATGAAACGAGTTGCCGCAGGACGTAATGCAGTTATTCATAATGAAGGTAAATATAGATATGTGATAACTTTGCCTGAAGAATCAGCACAATTACAAGCTATTAAAGAATCTCAACATCCAGTAGCATTAGGTGATACTAGTGCAATGGTAGGTAAAGCTACTGCTGCATATGGTCGTGTTCATACGGCTTTTTCATTGCCGTTTGCATTAGTTAATTCCGTTGTACGCGATGGTTTGTATATACCAAGTATGATGGTGTCTCAAGGTAGAACAGACTTAATACCGGGTTATATTGCTAATTACATGAAGTTTGGTGGTCCGTTTGGTGCATGGGCTTCTGCTTTTAAATTAGAGGGTGGATTAAAAGTCAAAACATTTGCTGATGTAGAAAAATATGCATTAGCAAATCCAGATTCTTATCTTGGACAACTTTATCAGTTAGATAAAGCTGGTGGTGGTTTTAACTTCCGTGATAGTTTTAATAATGCAAAAACGATTCAGGGACTACGTGAAGAGTTAGAAAAAGCTAAGTTAAATCCACTTAATCCTAGGCGTATAACTAAGTATTTAGCAGAACTACAAGATGCTATTGCTACCGGGTCTATGATGGCGGGTCGCGTAGCATCATTTATTTCAGCGAAAGATTCAGGTATGAAACCTATAGACGCAGCTTTTTATGCTAAACGTCTATTAGATTATCAGCAGACTTCTCAAGGTAGCCGTGTTTTAAATAGTTGGTTTGCGTTTGCGCGTGTTGGTGTTACCAGTTTAGATGTAATGCTTTCGACACTTAAAAATGAAAAAGGTCAATTAGATGCGAAACGTGCTGCAATGGCTATGGGAGTGTTTGGTCTTGCTACAGCAAGTGCATATACTGCATTAAAGACAAATCTAGGTGATGATAAGATTAAAAAGATAAGTGATGATGATTTAGCAAAGAATGTTATACTGCCGTTCGGTGGTGACGATCCACTTAAATTACCAATAGGTTTAGGTATGCCGCGCTTGTCGTGGGGTGTAGCTATGTTAGCTACTAGGCTTGCATCAGGAGATACTACAATACAGAGTGCAGGCAGGACATTAAAGAATTTACTAGCGGAAAACGTTAGTCCGCTACATCCTATAGAGACAAAAGAGGGGGAAGATAGTGGAACGATCGCCGCCGATCTGGCCGGGGGGCTGGTGCCATCGGTCGCAAGACCCGGTTACGAGTCTTTCCTAAATCAGACTGCTTTTGGATCAGAAATACATGAAAAACCGGCATATACTCAGGGTTATGCTTCTGAAGCTGCACGCGCTACTACTGGTAAGATGTATACAACTATGGCACGCGCTTTACGTGAGTATACCGGTTTAGATATGTATCCAGAAACATTAAGACATTTAATGTCGTCTTACGATCCTGGTACTATTTCGCTTTTATTTAAGGGGGTTGAAAAAGAAGATATGGAAACGGCGGGATTAGATGTAGATAACAGTCAAGCTACTATTTTTGCTGGACTATTTAACCATGATCTAAGATATGCAGCAGGTAAAGAATACTATCGTAGTAAACAAACTTTAGAACAAGCTAAAAAGGAAAAAGACTTTTTAGAAAAGCAAGGTAAAACTGTTCCTTCAGATATTCAAACTAAAGCAGATTTAGATAAAGAATTTGTAAAAGCGTCAAAAGAACACAGCAAGGATAGAAGGGCTATTACCGATAATAACTTACTTGGTACTACAGCTAAAACTTCTAGACTTGCTGCGCTTCAAAGTCAATGGGCTAAAACTCAGGAAAACTTCTCTAAACAAGCAGCTAGATTAGAACATTAATTATCTTTAGGGTGGGTAAACACTTTTTCAATTTGAGCCATTATACCATGTACTTTTTCTATACGTTGTTTGTAAACTTTA